TGATGGGGTTGAAACGCAAGCCGATATCAGCGCCTACGTGACCACGCAAGCCAATCAGAGCTTAGGCGCAAGCGTGGCGAAAGCCGCAGCGCGGCGCAAACTCCTTGCCGTGGCGCGTGAGCTGGCCGAAGCGAGTACGACCGCTGGAACATACCTCACGTTTGAGATCATTGCGCCGACTGAAAACACGCTCGAACTGCGTACCTATACGACACAGCGCGGCGTTGATCGCCGCGCCTCGTCAGGCAATAGCGTGATCTTGCGCGAGCAAAGCGGCGTGCTGGAGAATGCACAGCTTGAGATCGATTGGCACAACGAAAAAACATTCGTAGTTGCGGGCGGGCAGGGCGAGGGCACGGCCCGGCTGATTGCGACCGCGCTGGATACCGGGCGCATGGGCGTATCGCCCTTTGGCCGGATTGAAACGTTCGCGGATATGAGCAACGTAGCCGATAGCACGAGCTTGCAAGATGAGGCGGATGCTGATCTGCGCTATGGCCGGCCCGTGATTACGTTTACGGGCGATTTGATTGAAACCGGATCGCTGACCAGGGGCATTCACTTCGACCTGGGCGATATGTTGACCGCTGAAGATCCGCAAACGCGCCAGCAATATGATGTGCGCTTGGACGTGATAACCGAGACGATGAACACCAGCGGGCGCAAGAGCCAGATCAAGCTGCGGAGCGTGACATGAGCGATATGCAGCAGCAGCGCGATATTGCCCGGCGCTTGGAGCAAACACAGGTGATTGAGCGCCCAGGCGGCGTTACTGGATTTACCACGTTCTATGATAGTGGCACCTTTACACCCGTCTTTAAGGGCAACGGCACGGCAGGCACATGGGCCTATAGTGTGCAATCGGGGTATTGGGAGCGGGTAGGACGGCGGGTATCATTTAACCTCAACGTCGGCGCGTCATCACGCAGCGTTGCGCCGACTGGAACCGCCATTATTGACGGGCTACCATTCACCAGTTTGGCAACCGCCAATAGCCATAGCGCGGTTGTCATCGATACGATGAACGCGCTTACGCTCTCGGCTACGATTGTGCAGCTCACGGCGCGCATACCGCCAAACACGACGTTTATCGAACTGATCGAAGTGTTAGGCACCGCGCCGACTGTGGCCGGAGGGCTGGCCGCTACCGGCCTTGGCACCACGCCATTCTTCCGCATTGCTGGAAGCTATCTTGTAGCATAGGAGCTATCATGGATTGGACGCCGCTGACTGATTACAAGAATTATGACCACGTTTTGCAGGCCGGCGCGGTATTCGTACATCCTGGCAATGGCAATGTATACAGCACGGCATGCGAAAAACAGACCGGCACGCGCCAGAACCTCAGCATTTACCGCAGCGTGAATGGAGCCGCGCCGACGTTGTTCCGGCGCTATATCGGTACGGTTGATAGCGCGGCGCAGTTCACATGGGGCGCGTGTTGCATCGGGCATGGTGGCGGCTTGTGGATAGCCACGTCGATGGTCATACCCGGCGCTATCAAGGTAACACAAACCGGCTTCCAGGGGTGTTATCTCCGCGAGGCGAATGTTGACGACCCATGGGGCGAGCCGCGCTTGTATACGCGCATTGCCGATCTAGAGGCACGGGTACGGGCGTTAGAGGAAAAGTAATGCCCCAAGCGCGCTATGCGCTTGGGGCCATGATGCGCTTGTAAACTTACGCGACTTGTTGCGCCTTTAGATTATCAAGCTCACGACTGATGAGCAGGGTAAATCCGACAAAGTAGATTGCTGCGAGTATGGCACATGTGCCACGCGGCATATCTTCAGGGCGTACCGCAAAGCTAAACGAGTAGTAGGCATAGAGACAAAGATTGATGAACAGCGCCAGCGCGAGCATGGCCTTGACAAAGAACGTACTCATCGGATACCCCTTTCTTGTAATGCTTCATATACGCAATCCATTGGCCCAGGTTTCACCACAGCTTTGCAATAAGCATGCCTGCTGCACAGCCCGCACCGCACATACCGACGAGCAACAGCAGCAGACAACCGACGAGCGGGCGCGTATCGTAGTAGTACATTATTTACATACCCCTTTCGCCTTGTACGCCTTGCCATGGCGTGCTTTCTCGATCGCGGTCAATCCGCTTTCGTGACAGTACTTACATACCCCATCGGCAACCACGGGAATGGATACCCTGTCTGATTGTTCTGACGTGTGATGCGCCAAAACAGGCGCGGCGCGGCCTATCGGCGCGCTCGCCTTTGGCCTGTCCTCTTTGGGAAGTGCGCCGAGCTTGACTAGTAGTTGCTCCATCAGTTTGGATAGACAGAGGATCAAGCCCGGTACCGCCATATTCGCCACAATCCAGAGCGTTGCGGCCACGGCATAGCCGGGCCAGTCCGATCCGAACTTGGCAAGCGTATCCGCGCCGCCCTTCAGATAGCCTGCTGACAGATTGCCCAGGACTTGCACGCTCAGAATAGCCAGCAATGCACGATTGGCCCATGGCTTCGATGCGGTATCGAGCGCGCCAGCGCCAGCGATAAGCGCGACGGCGGCAAGCTCAATCACCAGTGCAGCGGCGTAAGCGTTCTCTTTACTTTCCTCAAATAGCTCGAAAAGCCAGGCCGTGCGCTCTAGGCTATAGGCCAAAAGGCACAGCAGCGCGAGCGCGATTGCGCCAATGCCGATCCATACTCGTGTGCGTGCGTTCATCGTCTGTATCCTCTGACTAGCTATCCAGTAAACCGACCCGCGCTACACCCTTGTAGCATGGCGTAGCAAAATGTAGCGAATAAAGCGCTTTATTGGCCTTCTCTGCCATTGGGCGGCGCATTTGGGGATGTTTCTTGCGTGCTACTCGCTACGGGAATACGCGCCGGGATTTCTATCGTCCATTCGATTGGTTCGGGCGGCGGCTGGTGCATCCATGCTTTCGGCTCGCCACATTCACACACAAGACCGGGAACTATTTCCCAAAGCCGGCCTTTGCCGTCGTGGCACGCGCACGGCTCGTTGTATCCGGTCAACTCAAACTCGCTATGTCGGTCACAAACAGCGCACCAAGAGTTACCAAGTATCATATCCCCAGCGCTTTCTTGACTTGTCTGATCGTCGCGTGGCTGACGTTCAGTTCATCCTCGATAAACCGATAGCTATACTTTTGCTTCAGCAGCCAAGCGACCTTGGCATTCTTGCTCGTGACCGCAGCCGGGTACACAATCGCGCCCGGTGCTGGCATGCTGGTCGATACCGCGCTTGCGGCTACTGCCGCCGCGCTGACCGTCGTGCGGCTTGCCTGTGGTTGCCATGGCCGCGCCAGATGGGCCACATAGCGCCGAGCTAGGTTCGGCACGTTCGTGGTATCGAGCGCGTGTATCTGGTTGCGGTACTCCATCGTTGCGGTGAACTGCTTATCCGCGATCAGGCGTTCTAGTTCCGACCGGCGCGGCTCGCGTGCCTCTTTGATAAGTTCGATGGACTGATCCCCCAGCGCGATCCGTGTGAAGTTCTCGCGCATGCGCGTGTTGATCTGGATGTCCTGTACCAGCGGGCTTTGTGTCATCAGAATAACGCTGATCCGTACCTTGCGCGCTTCGCTGCCGAGCTGCTTGGCAAAGCTCATCCATCGTTGATCTCGTAGCCGCTTGCCATCGAAGCACCACTCAACCAGCGCGGGCACCTCGTCAATGAACACGGTCAAGCGCTCGTAGTCCTCGGTGCGCTTGCCCCGGTTAAAGTCCTGATACCGGATATCCATCTCATCGAGTACCAGCCCTAGCCCGTTCATCACGTCATCATAGCCGCGCCCGCCGCCCGTAGCCGGCAGTCCGCACCACTTCCCCGGCTGATAATGCGGGTCAAGTACATACAACATCTCGCCGGCCATGGCGCGTTGCGCAATCACCGCTTCGGCCATGGTTGTCTTGCCCGCTTCGGTACGACCAGCAATCATCAGATGCGGTGTGCGGTCAATCCAGCCGAGCCATTCTTGATCCGGTACCAGCGCCAGCGACGGCGGCACAACCTCTGGCACCACTTCAGCGTCAATCACATCGTCATGATCCATCAGGGCAGGCGGTACCGTCGTATTCGTGACTTGCGCCGCAACCGGGAACAGCCGATCGGCATAGGCTTTGTCAACCGGGATCAGTTGCGGCACGATGGCAGTTGCTTTCCAGATGGGCACCTGATAGCCGCGCTGGTTGACCAGCACGGCGCGGCGTACCACGGCAACGAGCAACGCAAAGATACCGATCCTGATCGGCCATACCACAACCCAATCGCCGCCGCCGTATTGTATCCACATTCGGACATCACGCCCAAACAGCCAATAGCCGATCAGCAGTAGCAGCAGCGCAAAGGCGCACAGGACGGCCAGCGAACGCCATTCAGGATACCATCGGCGCTGTTGCTGCCATGGCGCGCTATCGGCGTGCTGTGGCCCGCGTGGCGTGCGGTCAAGGTTGTCTACTTGTACGTGCCGTGGCCCCATGGTGTTATGCCCTATCTCGCCAGCGTAGCCGCTCAACTTCTGCAATGAGCGCCGCTATATCGACCGGCGCATGGGTGATAAACTCTATATCAGCTTGCTCCATCGGCTCATTGGAATCGCATATCCATGCCGTATCTAGTTGCGGATCATCTGATACGCGCCCAATCCACCAGTCGCCACTCTCGGCAAACTCCGCCCATGGCCCAGGTGTTGCAGCCGCAAGCCGAGCTTTGATCGGCTTCAAGTCTAGTGGTATTGTCATCTTACCCTCACAATCGCAACGGCGATGGCCCATCGTGGCCGCTGATAGCTCCATATCCGCAGCCGCCGCGCCCGCTGTAGGGCGGGACGCGGCGTGTATCGCGTGCGGAGCTGTGGCGCATACCCGGCCAGCACGAAGGCCAGCGCAATACCAATCCACAGCCATTTCATACTAGGCCCACTTCCTGAGCGCGGCCAGCACGCCGGCCACAAAGAACGCCCATGCCACCGCTTGCGCCTCAGTGCCGTAGCTGACATAGGTCAGCGCCAGCAGAAGCGCCAGAAGCCCGCCAATGAGCACCACCAGTCCAGATAGCCCGGCGCGTGCCTCTCGGAGCTGTACGGGCCGCGCAAGTGGCTTCGTGGGCACGCTGGTTGATCGTTCGTAATCAAACTCGCGTATCATATCGCCGCCTCGGCAAAGATCGCTTGAAGCTTCTTGATCTTGGCTTTCAATTCGGCGTTCTCTTGATTGGCGGCATTCAGCTTTTTCTCAAGCTCGGCTGCCAATTCCAGCGCGGTATCGTCAACCACGACGGGCGATCCGGCCATACCGTCAAGCCAGGCCATGACCTGGGCATGCTCACGCGGATCGCGCTGCTTGAAAAATGTGATCACCTTATTGCGCGGGTGTTTGGTTGTCGGATCGATCTCGATGATCGGCGTGTAAATCCGCACGCCATCGATCGCAATATCGGCAACCAGCAATAGCCGCTCGTGCAAGTACAGATCACCGACCTTGACAAGCGGCGGCTTTGGGCATGCCGGCGGCTCAGCGAGGGGCGCGCTGACGGCTTGCGCCGCCGCGCTCGGCTGGGGCACTTCTGGCGATGTGCCAAATTGCCACTTATCGCCGTTCCTTGCGTGAATAATCCCTTGCCGCCGCATTGACTTGAGCATTGCCCCTGTGCCGTGGTATGACTTCATACCCATCACGCGAGCAACGTCCTTGCCGGTAAACTCCTGATCCCCAAACGCCTGCTTGAGTTTCTCTACGTCCTGTGCTACCATGGGTATTACCTCTTTCTTCCTGTGCTGTGAGCCGCTGGCCGAGTTGCTAGCGGCTCATTGCTTGTCAATCTTCCGATACAACACCACACGCTCATAGCCAAGCGCGGCCAGGATCGTCTTGCCAGGATCGCGTCGCCCGTTCAGCACATCGGATAGATAGCTCTGATGAATGCCGATGCGCTGCGCATATGCCTGCTGACTTGGTTGCGCTTGTTCGCGCAACAGCGCAACAAGCTCCGCTTGTGTGATCATTTTTTCTCGCTTTTCGATAGGGCAATTAGCGCCTTGCGTACCTCCTTTGCGCGTTCTACCGCCGCGCTTTCGTTATCCCAATAACCAGCCGCAACACCCGCAATCATAATCCGCCATTGGTTCGTGTTAGGCCAGTACTCAACAGATACGGCATGCTTTATCATTACTACCCCTCCGCCTATTTATGATTATGTAGTATAGCATACGTGTCAAGGGCATGCAAAAGCCCGCGTCAAGCGCGGGCGTTGCGAGGGCTGGGCCTGGGGCTAGAGCGCTTCGATACGTATTCCTACGCTCGTTTCGCCGCGCCGCTTGCGCATGTGCAGCTCGAATAAATGGCGATCGTTAATCCCAAACGCGGCGCAAACCGCATCAATCAACAGTTTGGCTTTGCCGTCCAAGTCCCATTGGAGGACGTTCGGCGCTTGAAGGGTGATTGTCATAGCGAATAGATCGCCCGGCTGGATTGAGAAGCCGGTTATATTCGCCTGCGTGCGAACGATAAGCGCGGTGGCATTCTTCCAGAGCCGGCCATCTTCCGATAATACCCGGCGCGTGCGGCCTTTGATCTCAACATTCGCATACAAGAGGTTGAGTGATGGCGGCATATCGTCAAGCGTGATCTCGAATACTTGCTTGCGATACTCGTCAACGGTCATCTCTTCTCGGTTATTCGCCATTGAGCCGCACGCCTTTCTCAACCTCATCGCTGTTAACGATAATGGTATCGCCAGCGGCGTTGATAAGTTCGTATTGTGTCCAATGATATTCGCCATTGTTGACCGTGATAATATCGATCACGGTCAACTGCTGGTCAAGAAAACTATCAACTTCTGGGTTGCCGGTCGGGCGAATGAACACGTAATCATTGACGTTGAACATGGCTTGCCTCTTTCGTAACGATGGCCCCAGCGCATAACGCGCTGGGGCTTTTCTGTGCCTACTAGTCCGCGTCCTCTTCGATCAATTCCTCTTGCTGCGCTTCCTGGCTATCGAACATATCCCACAAGGTAGGCTGCGACTTCTCGCGCTCGGCGCGTTGCAAGTTCAGAACAGCCTGCTTGTAGTAGGATTGTTTCAACTCCGCGCCGACAAAGCGCCGGCCTTGCTTGATACTGACAAAGCCTTCCGATCCGATGCCAGCGAAGGGGGAAAGTACCAGATCATCGGGATTCGTCCAGAGTTGCAAGGCCCGTTCAATCACGTCCAACTGCAGCGGGCAGATGTGCTTCTCGTCGGCGTTCTCACGGGCGCTAGCCTTTTGGAGCGTGTTTGACTGGTTGATATCGAACCAAACCGGGCTAGCATACCGCTGCCATACGTCAATCGAATAGCGCTCGTCATCGCCGGTATGGACTGGCGCTTCTTCGCCTACGTAATACTCAAATGGCCCGGCCACTGGCTTATCGTTCTCGCCGGGTTTCTTCATCGTGACCAGATAATCAGGGATGCCCTGCCGGCTCATGCAGCTATCTTTCTTGATCTGCTTGTGGAGCAGACCGATCGCCTTGGTGCGCTGCATGGCTACTACTGGGTCTTTCCAGATTGTGACCTCGCTATGGAAGTAAAAACCCGCTTCTTGGAACATACGGATCAGATCGCCGCGAAAGTCTTTCAGGCCGATAAAGCCATCACGGGTTTTGAATGCTGGCAACAGCATACAATGGAAACTGACCAGCCGACCAGGCCGCAGCACGCGATACAAGTCTTTCAGCAAGAATAAGAAATGCTGGTAGAATTCCTTCTCATCCTTGCTGTTGCCCATGTCGCGTTCGGAATTGGAATAGACAAACAACTCTGAGAACGGCGGCGAAAAGATGCTGTAGTCGATGCTGTTATCCGCCAGCCCGCGTACCATCTCCACACAATCGCCCAGATGGAGCGTGAAGTTTGCGCCCGTGGTTACGTTCGTCTTGTACTCGTCGCTCTGCTGGCTCAGGCCGTGAATGTTCGCGGTATTCAAGTCTTTCATCTCCGCGATCATTCGATCCGTCATCTTCTCATGATCCTTTCGTTTGCGTTCGATGTTGCGTACCACCGCGCCCTCTAGCTCGCTGGTGATCACATAGACGTGGCATGCCTCTTTCTGGCCGTAGCGATGGATACGATGGATCGATTGGTCAAGCTGTTCAAAGCTATCCGACAAGCCGACATAGGCGGCATTGTGGCAATGCTGCCAGTTCATACCGAAGCCGAAGATTGACGGCTTGCTGATCAGTACCCGTATCTTGCCGGTCACGAAGTCAAGCGCGGCCTTTTCTTTATGCTCGGTCGTATCGCTGCCGCTCACTTCCACCGCGCCGGGGATCGCTTTCGCCAGCGCCTTGCTTTCATCGTTCAGGTTACACCAGACGATCCAGCTTTCATTGCTGGCGTTGACCAGATCAGCCGCAGCCTTGACGCGATCGGGCAAGCTGATCTTGCGTGCGTTGCGCCGGTCAACCAAAGTCAAGGCTTCAACCGGCATCAGGTACATTTGCGCGCCGGCTGGCGCTTGTTCCTGATGCTCAACCTGGACTTCGATCTGATGATAGGTCAAGGGCGGCAGATCAAAGCCCTCATTCGAGTAGCCCAGGTCTGAGGGCGTGCGCAGCATCACGGCCCAGGAACAAACCCATGCCCAAAATTCCTTCTCGGCATGGCCCTTCAAGCGCCAAGCGCTCGTATCGCCGCCGTCATGCACGAAGAACGTTGACAGCATCTCAGTGCGGCTCATGATGCCCAAGAACTCGGCATGGTTGCCAAGCTCCATATGATCATTCGGGGCCGGCGTAGCCGTGCAGGCCAGCCGGTATGGCGTGCGGGCGAATGCCTCAATGATGGCCGTGCGCGTCTTGCCTTCAAAGCTCTTCAGAATGGAGCTTTCGTCAAGCACGATGCCGGCAAAGTGCAGCGGATCGAAATGGGGCAACATCTCATAGTTTGTAATGTTGATCCCTGGCTTGACATCGGATTGCGACCGACACACCGTAACCGGAATGCCAAACTTCTCACCTTCGCGCTTCGTCTGCTGCGCCACGGCCAGCGGCGCAAGGATCAGCACATCTTGACCCGTATGATTGACAACCTGCTCGGCCCATGCCAGTTGCATCGGCGTCTTGCCGGTGCCATAGCGGGAGAAGATCGCCGCACGCCCACGCTTGCATGCCCATCGCACGACATCCCGCTGATAGTCGAATAGCATGGGGGGAATGGTGCCAGCGTCAAAGCCAGCGGGCGCGGCCACCAGCCGCTTGCTTGCCAAGAATTGCTCGTATGCGTCCAATGGGGTACCTCTTTCCTGCTACAATCGAATACGGTCATAGTGTATCATAGTTAGATACATACTGTCAATCCCTTGTATCAACCCGTGCCTTACTCGCTTCGCTGCCCCAGCCTTCGGGGAAACGTTTCATCAGCTTATCGATATTGGCCTGCATGACCGTGCTCATCTGCACGCCGAGAAGCGTACAGAGCGCGGCATTGTACCAATCGTTATCACCTAGTTCTTTGACCAGCACATCAAACGGGTCGTCATCGGCATCGCCGGTATGCGGTAGACTACTCACTATATCCATAACCTCGCCAGCCTCGCCGCCCAGGCCGAGCGCGCACCAGATCAGCATTTGCTCGTTGCCGGATAATGCGTGTATGCGCTTATCGTGAACATCAGCAATCATAAGTGCGCTTGTCGATTTAGAAACCTCTGTAAGATAGCGTCCTAGTACACTGAACTGATACCCATGCCGATGGCAGATGCCCTTCTTGACGTACTCTAGCACCTTGCCAACAGCCGCGCCTAATTCCAGCGCGGCCAGCATGATCGCTAGCTCTTCGTTTGTAAACGTGGTATCCGGCTCGTCAATCAACGTGCGAGCCGCAAGACGCTGATAGGTATCCGCGTCCATCGGCTGCGGCTGCTGCTCACGCAGCGCCTTGCGTACCGCGTCCTGTGCCTCTGAGTAGTGCGGCGCTGTACCGTTCGCTGTCTTGGTTGACCAATCGTACACATCGCTGGCCCGCTGGATACGCGCCACCGCTACCCCATTGGGCCGATACTCCCATTGCCCCAAACCTACCTGATGCCATACTCGTGCTGATGCCATAGAATACCCCTCTTTCTTGTTGAGCGCCGCGTGGGCGCGTCTAGCGCACCACGCGGGTACTCTGCTATGGTCAAACGCTTAAATCGCTTCCTGTGAAGTCTAGCGGGTAACTTTAAACCCTTCGATTAGTTCCATCGGCGTGAGCGGCGTATGACCAAAGTGCGACAAGTCCGGTATGGGCATGCCCGGCTCGATACTCTGCTCTTGGACGATAACCGTTTTCCCGCCTGGGCCATTGTTGATCACGAATTGCAGCTTAATCTTGCTGGTATCCGCGCCCTTACGATGCTGGTCAATCAGTTCGATCAAGTCCTCTAGCATGGCATCGCGCCGCTCAGGGTCAAGCGTTTCATACGTGATGCTAAACTTGTACGCCATTGGATTCCCCTTCTAAAAAACGAATGCGCTTGCCCGTTGCACGGGCGTGCGCTAACTCGCGTGCGGTAGACGAACCGATATAGCCGCCGACGTTCAGTATTAGTACCTCATCAGCCAATTCCACCTTGCATAAATGGAGCTGATCGAGTGCTTCTTTCTGCTCAGGTGTAATGCCGATTGTTTCGCCGTGGCGTATCAGATCACTATCTGGGCGATGCCACGTTGCCCTCTGGCGCTCTTCCGAATGTGGATAGAAACCGACCGATAGCACAATCTTTCCGGCCATCGTTTCATCAAAGTTTGCCCTCTGGAACGCATCATAAAACCGCGTCGAACCGCACAAACAAACG